TGGAGTATGCTTTTAACATTGGTTTATATACAGCATCCGGGTCTTCTTCCTCTTGAAATGCCTTCATATTTTCTTCGAGTTCCTTATCAGGAGTTTTAGCAGGCATCTCTATAATCCCTGATTCAATATGCCTTAAAAACGTCCTGAAAGCTACGATTTTCTTGCTAGTGTTCGACCCAATCACTTTGATTATTTCTCCGGTCCTTTCTCTACCTGCCTTATATTTGAGCAACCGCCTGATAGTTTCCCAATTTGTATCGCATGATGTCCCTGAATATCTCAGTATAAGTACATCCCCCTCTTCTCTCCAATTAAAAAGCTGCTTAGGGTCTACGCTTTCATCTAACGAGTTCCATGCTATTTCATCAGCTCTTACGAGATGTCCGTACTTTTCCTCTTCAAACGTGCTGAGAGCTTCTGTATTAACTCCTGACAGTTCAGCAGGTTCGTCTATCTCTTCTGTAGTTCCAGGCTCACCAAGAGGCTGAGAAAGGACTTCCTGGACAATCTGGGAAGTTGACTTATCCGAGTTGGCAAGTTTCTTGAGAGATTTGTTAATTTCCTCAAGGATTTCTTTCATTTCGTCACTAGGCTTAATAGTGACACGGTGGATACCGTAAAGTGGAATGACAGAAGGGGATTTCCCTTTAGAGCGAGCTTTAAGGAGGGATTCTGCGAAGCGGGATTTTCTCATGATTCAACCACCTCAGCATTAGTTTTCGAAATATTAAAAGAGATATGTGCCCGCGCAATGGACACCCTGAAACTCTTTTCGTCCTCATCAAGAATTACGACTTCACTGTTCGCAGGTATTACATCGTTCTTGGCGGTCCACTGCTTAAAAAGCATGAAAGAGCCTTTAAATTCAGCAGGGTACACAATAGGAAGCTTCATCCCCTCGGCTTCTATAGGAGCCTTCTTTTTTGCAGAAGCGGGCTTCTTCTTTTTAGAGGGCGCAGCTTCTTCGCGCTTTGCAGGCTGGAAAAGTGGTTCTTTCTGACTTCCCGACATACCGAGAGCCTTAACACCAGCCTCAAACAAATCCCACAACTTTTTAACATCCTTTCGGTTAGAGTATGGGACCCGCTCAGAGTCAATGGGATACTCTGTTTTCTCAACCCCATCATCGAAAAGAATTACCCAGGGCTTGTTCACACTCGCAAAAAGAGTATATCCAGTGCCTATATTCATTGATAGCGTTGCTGGATCGTCCGTTTCTTTCAGGTTCCAGCCGTCTTTCTGTAGACGCAGGAGAATGTCAAGTTTCAGAGCTTCTTCGTGGCTCATAGTCCCGCCCCCGAATGCTCTTCACAAAGAGGATGTTCTTCATCCTGGTCTACGATAAGGGGCACACCACAATGTTCGCAATACTTCTGAACTTTTTTATATCGGGCATCAGCTAAAACAAGTTCTCTTAAATTTTCAGAGGCTTTGTTAAAACCGTCTGTTATTTCTAAGGTAAACCCTACAGGCGGTTTCTCAGCAATGATTTTCAATGATTCTGCAATTGATTCAACTGTATTAATCTGTCTCTCATCTATCATCTTGTTGGCTCCGTATTTTTTACATTTCCCAGGAATTACATATCCCACGTCTTGAGGGATGTCATTTCAGATCACCTATTTTCAACGAAACAGACGGTTCCCCGGTCTTCTCAGTCCTAAACTTCAGAATTTCAGGGTGGTCTACAGCGTACCCCATCAGAGCATCATCATTCCACGTAATAGTTGTCCGGCCCTTTCTGTATGTGGCAGATCCCCACTCACATTTGAATGATTTTCCATTTTTGAGAATTTCCGCTTTAATCTGCTCATTAAGTTCCTGAATCCGTGGGGCATACTCATCGGCCTTTTCTGCCCGCTTCTCTTCCATGTCGGCTATGATTTCATCAATTTCCTTGCATTCATCTGCAAGCTGCCTGGACAGGGAATTTAGTTCGTGGAATAGGTCTTCAAGGGTTTCCGGTTGCGTTTCAGCATTAACGTATTCGGCTGCCGCCAGCTCATCAACTTTACTTGTATCAAAAAGTGGGTCTTCCATATTTTTTACCTCTTAAAATTTATCATCCCGTTTTTCAAACTCCCTGCCGGATTCGAACCGAGGTTTCCAGCTCCAAAGGCTGGAGTGATTGACCACTACACTACGGGAGTACTTGGCCCGGATTGCTCCGGGTTGCAGTTCGCGAGTAGATTTTTCAGATATCTATTTTGATTTTCCCTGGGTTATTCAAGATAACTTTGGATCATCGTGACCCTTGATTTCCAAAGGGCGTTCAACAACTATACGTCTCTCACTTTCTTACTCTCCTCTCGGAGATGCCACACCGAGGATTCGAA